TAGATTTGCCATTGAAAATTTTATTTTTTGAAAAAATTCAAAAATCTTCTTGTTCTTTAACATGGCAGCAATGTCTTTAATTCCGACCTTAACCTGTTGTGCTATATTCTTAATAAAGTCGTAATACTTTTTGAGGTTCCCAGCGATTCCTGAAATAAACTCGTTTAGCATATTACTTTCGTATAATTCAATAGCTTCAAGATAAAGGCTGTATTCAGATTGATTTCTATGTTCTTGAAAACTTTTCACTTGGGGTCTTCCGATCAATTTACAGTTTATTTTCTAAGACATAAACGGAGTCATATCCATTTTCTTTCGCCCATTTTTTTGCAGATTGTTTGGCACCCGCAAATGTACCGTATGCTTGGTGGACTTCTTTTTTGTTATTTATATCTACCTCGCCCGTCTTTTTTGCGGTAAACATATAAGTGCCAGAACCACCAGAATCTCTTGGGGCTTTGCCATGAGTTTTCATGTATCTGCTTGTAGAGACTTCTATTGCCTCGTCAATATCCAAAGTTTCTGGATATCCTTCGTCGCCTTTTTCTTTGGGTACAAGACCCTTTTTCTTGCGCTGATTTATATTATACCAAAGACCTTTTTTGGCAGTTTTACCGTCTTTTGTTTTGTGGGTTTCTTTATCTTCACCATACATGTTATATCCATATTGACCATACATTGGTTCGTCTTGATAATATTCATCTTCATATTCGTAATCCATATCATCATCCATATCATCATCCATGTCTACGCTCATGCTTGAATATACAGATGCCAATTCATCAGATGCTTTCACAATAGCACTTATTTGCCACCTTTGAATCATTTCACCATCTTGAAGCATTTCAAGTATATTTTTAGCAGAATATATTGCAATTTTTAGTTCTTTTTGTGTCATATCATCGCCCAAATACTCTTCATGGCCTTCAATATAAAGTTCTTCATTTAGTGCTTTAAACGTCTTCATTTTATCGTCCTTTTGTGGGTAAGAATTAGACTCTTACTATTGTGTTGGGGGTGCGGAAATCTTTTTTGCGCATTATCGTTTTAGCAACCACACGCAATTCATCTTTGCTTCTATTATATTCTACTGCAATAGGCATATTAAGATTTGATTGCATATCTTTTATGACCGCTTCAGTGTCAGTAAATTTTGTCAATGATTTACTATCTGCTTTGTTTAGGTCATATATTTTTTTAATCATAGCCGCCAATTCACGCATAGTAATACAAGGCGAATTTCTTTCATCAGACATTCTTTCTCTAAAATGCTTAGTGAAGTCAAAATCAATTTTAAACTTGGCAAATAGTTTGTCTACCAGTTTTTCAAATTCGCGCATTTGCGCCATAGTCAGAACAGTACACGAATCGTTTTCATTAATCCCCGAAAATGCCTCATAAAGACCGCTCTCGTTTATGCCAACATTTTTTACTTTTGGATACTTGTTGATCAATTTTATCAACTCTTTGGCCTTCATCGTTGCTTTAAGAGCAGGAATTTTTATGCCGAGGTTCTTTGCAGCTAACCATCTATGATGACCATCAATCACATAGTTGTCAGAGCTTATGATTATAGCTTTTGGCTCTACATTAGATTTGTTCATCTTCGCCATTTTATCAGCAACTTTGTCAGCATCAAATTCTTTTTGTGATGCCATTAGTTTTGATGGGTCTGCAATTTTTTTATCAATTGATACGTTATTGGATTTGAGATAATTCTTAAAATCATCCATGTCCTTACTAGAAACTTGTGGCATTTTATCTCTTTTGATGCCAAGTGTATCTTTGGCTTTAGGTAATGACATGCTGTATTCTTTCAGGCCCATTACGCTTCTGGATTCTAAAATTGCTTCTACATATTCATGCTTAACTATATGCAGCTTACCATCTCTTTCGCGTATGCGCATTCTACCAGTTTTAGCATCAGTTCCTACGAAAATGCCTTTGGTTGATATCGGTTGCCCTATAATAGATGGCTGTTCAAATGCCACATTCATACCACGTCGTATCATAGAGTTTAATGCTGACTCATTTTGATATGGCGTGTCTTTTTTTAATATCCTTACCAAACTATCGGTGCCATATTCGCGCTGTGACGGCGTGGAGTTATTTTCCTTGAAACCATATTTTCTTTTTAATGCAGAATGATCTTTTGGTTCTTTTATATTTGGGTCGCCAAACTTTTTAATATACATGTTCATGATTTCTCTAGGACCGACGCTAACGCCTGCTGCACCACTAATTTCATATGCTATGTCATACAAATTTGTGCCCTTCAAGACATGTTTATGGACTGCGCTTATAACTTTGTCCAATATCGTTTGTTCGTCCAGATTATTGTAATCTATACTTTCGCCAAACAAATAATTTTCATATGCTTCAACCATTTCGCAAAGGTTTTCTGATTCCGCAATAGAGTCAGTCTGCTCGCTATTTTTTTTACGGAAAACCTTAAATCTGTTATCAAATTTTACAGAGTTGTCTTTTTCCAGTGCCATATGATATCTTTTTTTGATGTTTGTATCTGCTAAAGAAGCCTCATATAGAAAGTCTTCGAACCGATTGTCTAAAGATTCTTTCTTAGTTGATCTCAATTTTGACAATCTTTCGACTTCCGCCTTCCTAACTATGGGCAGTTGTCTTGTTGCTATTCTGTCTATTGCTGCTTTGGGAACTCTTGCCAGCCGCTTGTCTAGTGCCACTTTTTCAGAAGGTGTCATTTCACTATATGATTTATTTTTCATAAGCCTTTGGCGTATCATATTACGAGCAGTTTTTCGAGCTCTTAGCTTCAACTTTTCTGGTGATGCTTTTCTTTTCTTTGAACGCGCCCTTGCAGCTACAATTTTACTTTTGAATTTGCGCATGATCATAGCGCGTTTTCTTCGTTGTGCAATATTTAAAGGGGCCTCATCTAATGAATCGAAATGTGATAACAAATCATCATCATCTAATCCTTCAAGATAAATATCCATTTCTTCTTCGTTCATTGTAGGCTCAGTCTCAATATATTTTTTGCTGTCATGAGTTTTGGAATTGTCTTTTTTATTTGTCTTTTTTGTGTCATCATCAGCCATTTCGATTTCCTCTGAATAAGATAATATGTGTATTTATGATAGCGCAAATTGCACTTTAATCTATTTATACAAAAAGGGGGCGCGATGCCCCCTTTTCAGTTCTCGATTTGATTTTTATAGTTTGGCAAAAAACCTATTATACTTCTGTATCGGGGCATCACCTTTCAACAAAAGACGCTGCCGCCTTTCTAATTCTTCAAGGTTTTCTGATGAAGCCAAATAATTATACTCATCATCGTGCGATTCAAAAATAAAGTCACGAAGCCATTTGATTGTGTTTTTCATTACATAACACCAGTAAATGGAATTCTGCCATTTGTAATTTCGTAGTAAGCAAACAGATAGTCTTTTTTATACTCTGTTTTTGCCCACCTCATTATATTAATGTCAATGGATACACTATTGTATCCAAAAATATTTCTTAAAAACCTCATGTCATTTCCTATCTTATTGATGTACTTATTTATATCTACATTACACTAAAAAGAGAGTAAATTGTAATTTATTATAGCATATCTAACATGCATTTTTTGCATACCTAATATAAAAGGCGACCAGTTGGTTATGCTGGTCGCCTCTTTTCTCACAACTGTAAATTGGTACATTTTCCATTTATGACATTAATAAGCTGTCTCTGCCCATTTTCTGCCACCAAGCAAGAGGTGTGAGTCCAAGATGAAGGCCCTCTATTATAGCCTAAATCTAGTTTGGAAACAGTACCAACTCTAAACACTCCCCTTTGTATTGCGCCTGTGTGGTTATGTCCTACCACACAATCACCATACACCTGTTCTAAGCCATTAAGTGATGGTTTAGCACCATTCAACCCCAAATCGCCATGAGAACCACATTCTATATTTGCTACCTTTGAAGAGTCATCCCTTGATAAGAAAACCCAACTATTAGGTATCTTATTATTAGTCAACTTGAACCCGCGCTTCAACACGTCTTCATCTTCAAAAAGTGCAGTTGCAATCTTCAATGATAGGTAGTGGTTTTTGGGGTCTTCAACATATCTACCGCTTGATATGTATCTTGTGAGAAATTCATCATGGTTAGATTTTACGATATGTATCTTGCTTGGTTTTAAAGCAATATCAATGCTTTTAATTAAATCGAAGGTTTGTTCGAGCTCATCATGCAAATCTTCTTCGCCGCTCAATGCCCTTTGGCTTCTTTCTACTATAGATTTGACATGATGGCTAATACTGTACCCATCAAATACATCATGTAGATAAATGCTTTTTACTTTCATTTTTGAAAAGGTGTTGATGAATGCATCAAGTGCGTCTTTATCCACACTTGTTCCATGAAGATCCCCAAATACAATATTAATTGGTATGTCTTTGACCTGACCATTTGGCATATACATCTTACCAAGATCAACAAAAGCACCGCTTTCATCACACTGTATTTGTCTAAAATGAAATAACTTATCATCTTCAATTTCTACAATTATAGCACCCATCTTGTGGTCGAAATCTGCAATATATGACAATCTCTTTGACATAAAAAAATCAGAATAGTATTGAGGTAAAGTACAAGCACCTGTTGTCATTATTGAATAGTTTTTACCTCTACTGTTCCCAGCAGGAATATATTCTAAGAATTGTTTAGGACTTGCAAAAATATTAGACCCTTCACGGTTTCCGAGTCGTGATAACCCAGTAATTGGTTTAATTTGTTTTGCCGAAACTTGAATACTACATAGCGAAATGTTTTCGTTTAATGGCGTGTCTGCTTGAACAAACAAATATGAGGGATCACTGAATACTGGATCAAAAACTGCAGTTTTGTTTTCGAAACTATTGGTTATGCTTTCACAAGGCATGATTGCAGCCTGCGCATCATTTCTTTTGCAAAATGTCTTAATGGCATCGAGAAACCCGTGATGGGCCTTACAGTTTCCTACCGCAGTAGTTACAATAAACACTTTTTTGTTGCTGTTAATCAAGTTTTTATTAGATGCAAATATGTCATCAACTGAAAAGAAATGCTCTGAAAGAAATTCTTCGTGATTGTCTTTTACAAATTGATGAAGGGTTTCTATTCCACCAAATCTTCCTCTTAGTATATCTCTGGTTATGCCATGCACAAGAAAATCTTTATATACAGGCAACCCTTTCTTTTCTGCTATGATAGTTTTGTAGAGGTCTACTATTTGTTGGTTTTTATCCTCGTCTTGTTTGTTGATATCTTCATCCATGCGTTGTATTTCCCATCACTCTATATTTTGTATTTCTGAAAGAACAACCATTCTTTCAATCGATTCCATGGCATATGTTCGGATAATAACCTTGTCACTGATACCACCTTGTGATTCTTCTGACGATTTAGGAGGCTCCAACCCTTCAATATCATCTTTTTCAATTGGTTCGCCATCTAAGAAATATGTCGAAGCACCAGATTCTTTAAAAAAGCACTCTATGTAAAAGTTGCCTTTGTGTTCTACAAACGGCGTGTCTTCGATTCTACTTCCCCATGGGCGTGGTTTGAGAACAAATTCTTCGGGGTCTTTGCCTTCTTTTTCCATGCGGGATTTTACCATACTTTCATAAGCATTCTTTACATTTGAGCACAAAACAACTTTAGAACCAGCGACCAACTTAGTTACTTTGCCTTGCATTGGATTCTTTTTTCCACCTTTTAGCTGGACTTTTGTTATGGTATCTATGTCAACCAAATAAGAACCTTTAAGAGCCTCAATTTTTGACCTAACGACATCAAAAGTATCTTCCCTGCTTTCTATAATAATCATGTTTTAATCCCTTTAAAATTCAAATCCGCAAAAAAATGTGGCGTGAAACCACGAAATCCAGCACCTAAGTTAAGATTTTTGCAAATGTTTTCTGCACTTGTTTCATTTGCACTTAATTTAATAGTCGTCTGCGTCACCTTTTCTACAATATCAAAATGCTGCTTTTCGTTGCGTATAACAGTATAGCTCATTAAAAATCTCCTACATCAAATAATTTGTTTTTCTTAATCTTATGTATGTTATTATAGTTATTGTCTTGACTTGTATTTTCAGTATGACTATTATTCTCATTCATTACTGTTTTTTGGACACTTGCATCTAAATTGCGCAGTTTCATTCTTGGCTTATCAATACCTATCAAAAATCTACGATTTACATTGATATCACCCCATCTATTTTTTAGCTGCTTGAACATGAGTTGCCCCATATTTTCAAGATCTTCCGATGTTATTAAGGCAAATATGGCATCCGCTGTATGCGTTATGCCCATACTATTTTTTGTTAATATGCCGTTGCAATAGAATAGCTGGTTTCCGGTTACAGATATATCAACAGTTTCTAATTCGCCAACTTCTGAAATCTCTACGATCTCATCATCATAGTCTATTTTACAGTCTTCAATTTGCTGCTTTTCTATCTTTTCAATTTCTATGGATATCAATAAATCTGTTAGCTGAAACACATCCATATCTTTTACCATTCCGTTGATTATCATATGCTCTGCTTTTAGATAACATACGGATTCCAACTTTTCATTTATCATACACTACCTTTCACTTGCTATTCAAGAAAGCGCCCACATTCAAACCTTCGTTGTAAGAAAGTCTAGATACACGACCGTCTATTGATTTAGATGGGAAAACATGGTCTTTACTAACAATTATGGTTTTCCCTTTTTTTGTCTTTATGGATGTGCAATCTTTTAACTTGGGATGATGTACCATTGTTACTATTTTAGTACCATCTTCAGTCTGTACCCTATCGTTGGGCATTAGGTGTTGTATTTCGATTACATCCCCATTCGATTTGGTTACTTTTTCATGTTTGTATATACATTCTGAAGTATTTGTCAAATCTACGTCCGAATTTCCGAACCCAGACCTGTTTAATTGTGAACTTGATACAATAGGGACATTATACTCTACCGCCAAGCCTCTCACTTCTTCTGCTATTGACTTCACTAAAGTATATGAATTCGCAGCCGCAGCCCCTCGTATTCTGGATGATGCACATATATTTATGTAGTCTAAAAATATGATGTCAGGTTTGAAGTTTTTCTTTTGTCGCAATTCATTCAATAGATTTCTGAAATGCCCAACATGTGCAGAACTTGTAGGATACTCTTTGATAACCAATTTCCCAGGTGTATTCGCTTTGAATTTGTTTATTTTTTTGGTATATGCACTAAAAGGTAGATCCATTATTTCATCAAGTGTTATGTCTAAAATATTTGCATCAATTCTTCTACCTACTTCTTCCTCACTCAATTCTGCCGTAATATACAGAACATTTTTACCAAAAAGTAAATGTGCCGCCGCCATATGGCACTTTACAATACTTTTGCCTGTACCAGTCGCACCTAAGAATAATGTAAGTGACTTCTTTGGCAATCCACCCTTAGTGATGGTATTGAACATATCAAGATCAAAGGGAATGCGTTCTTCTTTTCTATGATAGTATTCAAACCGCGATTCAAAATCTTCAAGAAAATCGTGCCCGATATGACTATCGAAACTAATTGACAGTGACTTTGAAAGAAGATCGGGGATTGCGCCCTTGTCTAACTCTTGGTCTTTGCCATCTAGAATTAGGATAGATTTTCTAATTGAATTGAAAAGGTCTTTATCTTGGCAGAATTTTTCTGTCTCGTCTACCAACCAATCAATATTGGTTTCAGGGTCAACTTTCAGTTCTGATAACTTGTCAATAACTTCTTTAAATAGATTTTCGTTTAGGTCTTTTCTACCTTCCAAAGAAACCGCTAAGGCTTCTTTGGAAGGTGTTACTTTGTATTTTTCTACTAAAATAGAAAATGTGTCCAGTATTTTTTTCGAAGATATGTCGTCAAAATAATCTTCTTTGATGTATGGAAAAACCTTTTGGAAGTATTCAACATTGTATAGTAAGTTGGCAAGTATGGTGTTTTCTAATGACATTCTTATTATTCCTCTTCTTCATCTACATCCACATCATCATTGGGTATGACTCCGTTTTGATTCATTTTAAACTTGCTTTCAATAAATTTCTTAAATACTGGGTCCGATATCAACTTTTTGAAAAATTTGTCATCTGTTTCAATGTCTTTGGCGCGTCTTTTGCTTTCATTGATCTCGCCCGTTTCCATATCTACAGTGCTATACCACCCTTGGTTTATCTTTACGATGCTACCATATTCTATGGCCAAATCGAAAAGTGATGACCATTTTTGGATGCCTGTCTCATACAATACTGTAAATGGCAGTTTGGCTTTTTCTCTCACAAATCTTGATTTTTCAATATTGATTGTGAATTTGTATCCAGCGATTTCTGTACCTTCTTTTTCTTGCGCTTTGCCAATCACAAAAATTTGATTTGATGAGTAAGTTACCGCTGTATTATGTGTTACTACCCCATTTTCCAACACATAATGATGAACATCTTTCACTGTTATATCATATACTTCTTTTTTTCCTACACTCTTAATAGATTTAATTTTCAAGTCTTTCATCCTTTTTATACCGATTTTTACGACCATAATAGAAACCTTTTGGCAAAGGCTCTTCTGCTTTCAATTTAATATTTGAATCGCCATTGGTAGCCCAACGGGACTTATTTGGTTTACCTTCATGAGCAAGTTTATACGGATTTTGCCATATTGTCAAATCATAGTCACACATTTCTTCTTTTTTTATTCGAATAGCAACGCCAGTGTTTTTATTTTTTAACATTATCATATCTTTCCTCGATCTCTTTTTATTAGATTCGGGGCTTTTTGGAACTCCTCTGAAATTCTTTATGGCAACTTCAGAATTTATTTTTTTAACTTCGGCATATCGTTCTGGATTTTCATCGTAAAAGTTTTTTCTTGTAACCAACATTTTACATTTAGAATCTTGGGTGTGCATTTTACCGTAGAATGAAGAATCTTCGCCATATCTCTTGTTTGAATCAATACGGCCCTTACTCCAACCATCAGGCGGTTCATCCAAAAATTGTTTCTCTACATTGCCGTCGTTATAGGTTTTATATCCATAATTTGCATTTACGTACTCCCCGTTTATGACCAGAGGATGATCTTTTTTTAATTTGACGAAATCGCCCGTTCTGGCATTTCGATATGTGCCATATTCTGGGTTTGGATAATTTGATATGGTGGCCACTGCTTTATTGAAATATTTCGTATCAGATACAACATCCAAAAAAATGTGTAGATTTTTTTCGAAATCTAATGCATTGTCATAATCTTCAAAATAACCAAGAATTATGGTTTCTACATCACCTTCAATACATAATTGTTTATATCCTTTCCATCTGGATGAACCGAAATATTTTTTCCCAGAATTTGTTATTATATTAGTACCGTCAAAAAAGCAGTTTGATTTAGAGCCGATATAATAATACGGCTCTAAATTTTTTTCTTTTCTATCTTTTATAATTGTCATGTAAACTACGTTCATTTAATAATCCTATACGTCGCATAAGTTTATTTATAAGAACGGACTTTTCTATACGTCTAATGAAACGATATCATGGGAATCAGTAAGTTCACTCGCCTTGACCCAACCCTTTGTTGTCAAAAACGGGTGGTTGTGTGAACATACGACAGAATGATCATCTTCAAATATAATTTCAAAACACTCTGGGGTTCCATTTTCTAATGTATTTGGGTTCCAAGATTCTATAACTTTCTTGGGGCCTTCCAATGTCAAAACTTCATCACCTGCTGAAATGTCTTGAACTTTTCTAAGAGAACCATCATGCATTACAATATTGGTATTTTCGGCCAAGCAACCGCCTGGGATGATAGTCTTTGCATACATTGGGCCGATTTCAGTATATACATGATTTATCAGTATACATGGCAAATCTTTCATAGTCAAGTGTGGAGTTATGATTCTTAGCAAAGAACGAATAGCTTTTGCTCTTGACATATCTGCTACTGACTTTTCATTTTCCGCATCATCCACTTCTTTTTTAGAAGCAAGGTTCCCCAAAGAATCCACCATGATGAAAACTTTATCGCCACGTTTAATTTCTTCGAGCCGTTTCACAATATCAAATTTCAATTGCTCTACATGCTCAACTGGTATATGTATTACCCTACCCGCATCAATGCCATTTGTTGCCAAATAATCTGGCGTGACACCAAATTCTGAATCGTAAAGAAGTGCGACCGCATCAGGATATTTGTTAAAATATGCCTTCATACAATATAGTGCCAGCAATGTTTTAAAGCTTTTGCTTAGGCCAGCGAACACTGTAAGCCCAGGTATAAGGCCCCCATCTAACGAACCACTAAATGCGATGTTCAAAATTGGTAGGTCGGTAGGAATAACATCTTTGGTATTGAAAAATGTAGACTCGCTAAGTATGGCAGAAGTTTTGATTGCCCCTGATTTTTGCATTCGTTCTAGTAATGAACTCATGTCAATTCCTTTCTGTTTGTTGATTGTTTTAGAGTGGGTGACACTAACCCACTAAAAGTTTTTGTAGTCTATCTTGAAAATCATCTATTTTTGCCGTTCTGCCAGGCCAATATATAGTTGTTTTTTCTGGATTTTTTTTGAGATTTTCGAGAAACGGATTTATTGAATCAAACATAAGCCTAAGACGGTTTTGTAAATCTTCAATCATTTCTTCATCAGATTTGTTTTGTGTTTTCATTCTGGAAACTTCGATTTTTACTTCTTCAAAATCTTCGTCTACAAAGCTAAAGCCAAAATCATCATCTTGTGGTTTTAGATATTCTTTCATTTTGTTCTCCAAGTAAGAAGGTTGTGGGAGGAGAAATGCCCCTCCCACATCTTTTTAGCGTTTGGCAAGTGACTTGAAAAATTCCATATCTTCGTCATCTTCAACAGAGTTTGTATCGTATGAAGATTTGTCTTGTGTAGCATTGCTTTCAAATGAAGATTTTGCTTGCACATTTTCTTTTGGTTTGTCTTCTTTAGATGAAGTTGCAAATCTAGACATATCAACACCTTCATCTTCTTCCGCAGATTCCGACATTTCTTTGCTGCGCGCATTTCCATTAAGATTCAACACCCGCTGTAGCTTTTCTTTAAGCTCATCGTATGATTTGAACTGCTTGGGATCTATTACTTCTTGTAGTGAATGTACGTTGGTAAGTTTGGTTTCATACTCGCCATCATTATCAAAAAGCGATGCTAGATCAGCAAAGTCTGATTTGTCGTAGTTTGGATAGCCTTCCACCTTACGTATTTTTAGACGGAAGTTTGCACCATTACCCCAAAGATCAAACGGGTCTACCGCCTTTTCGCCTTCAAATTCTGGATTCGGAGCTTCTTTTAGCTTGTCAAAGATTTTCTTGCCATATTTGAACAAGAACACTTTACCCTCATTTTCTGGTTTTGCAGCATCAGAAACAACATAAACATTAGAGACGAAGCTTAGTTTGCGTTTTTGCTTTCGCGCTTGTGTACGTTCGGCTGACTTGTCATCCATATTTGAATTCCAAAGATCGCTGTTCATTTCATTAACTGGGTCGTCTTGCTTTAGAGTAGATAGGCAATTTTCGATGTACCATTGTCCTGTTGGACCTTGGAAGCCATGACTCCAAAGGCGTACAAAAGGAATATCTTCATCTTCTGGTGCTGGTAAAAATCTAATTACGGCATAACCATTTCCTGCCGTGTCAGTTGTGGGCTTCCAATATTTTCCTTCATCAGGATTTGAATAGCCTTTAGAGGACACATCCTCCAACTGTTTGTTCAGCTTATCAAAAGAGCTTGAACGGTTCTTTTTTAGTTTATCAAAATTAAATGTAGCCATAATGGCATATCTCCTATATTTTACGATTTTTTGCGTTTTTTTTAATAGTATTGCTTATTAAGCAACTCTATTTATACATCAATGACATGCTCTGGATTCTTTTGGCATGTTGATTTTTCCATATTACAGAAATAGTGTTGTATTGTCAACACACTTTTTTTAAAAAAGTGTGTTGGATCTTTTTATGTCTTCTTTTACCATTCTTAGCTTGATTCCCTCTTCTTTTATTTTTTCACATATCAGGGAGGATTTCTTGATAATTTCTGCTAAGGTCTCAATTTCCATATTTTCTTGTTTCGCATATAGTACCAAAGCATCTATATGCGAAACACCTTTAGATAGCATACCAGCAATATCATGATGCACTCTTTCCGGTGTTTTTGAAGCTATAAGATTTGCATGGTCTACCAAGCTGGTCATCCGTTTAGTACCGTGATAGTAGATAGCCAGTTTTCGGCATAATGTTTAGCAGTATTGATGTCATTTATAGAACTTCCTGTTCTTACGTTGACGCCACTTGAAGAATAACATTCTACAGTGAATACCCCATCATTTTCATGGATTTCTGCTCTATGCCCAGAGCTGGAGGATTCTTTAAAAAAAGTTTGTATTAGCATTTCATTTCCTTCATATAATTGCCCTATTGCCGTTCGCCCAAGATTTTGCAGCATTTACTACCAGTGCAAACGGGCATTCCACATATTTTTCTGTGTAGAATTTTACACCAACATCATCAAAAAATGATATTGTGTGTGGCCCATCACCATTGATGGATGCGCTATGGCCATTTTCTTTTGTGTATTTTAGTTGTGATTTTTCGATATCAGACATCATGTCTTTCCTTTAAATATTTCTGTGGGGGTTTATACTTTGCATTTGTTAATAAATGCATATTATGTATTAATGTAACACTTAGCGGGTTACATGTCAACTATTAATTTAGCTTATTGCCAATTATTTTCTTCTAATTCTTCAAGAAATATTCTAACCATATCAAAGCAAACGATTGCTTCATCAGCAAGCCCATCATGAAGTTTGCTACGGATATTTGCCTTTAATGAATCCAAGTCACCTTCAAATTGGTATCTAAGCGCAGAACCGAAAACAAATCTTTTCAATATTTGGCCACCAGAAAGATCGCCCATATGATGTACATATACATGTGAAAGAAGTTTTTCTGCATCACCAGATATACTCAAAATATATTCTTGGTAAGCTACCGTCGAATCAAAAGGAGTTGGAATTTTAAAACCATGTAGTAGTTCTAATTCTTCCAAATCTTTCATTATCGGTATGGATCGTTTTACAGCTTTGATATCTTCAAATATTCCTAAATTATGTGCATGTTTTTCGAGTGTATCGTACATCAACCACATATTTGAAAGGTAGACATAATACTGGCCTACAGTTATCTGGTGCTTCAGCATTTTCGTAATAAATTTGGATTTTTCTGTTCTGGTGTGATGAACTTTTGTTAGTTCTCTTAAATTACTCATTACTGAAATGTGGTCCTTTTTATTAAAGTTGGGACTTGGGTAATACGGCGTCCCTGACCGCAAGAGATTATGCTGCTAGGCGCATCTCTGGTTTTGCATTAGTATTTGCATTTAGTGTTTTATTCGCGTTAACCCAGCTTATATCGGGGCAACTCCATCCTGCTTAGTCCGTTTGTCGATCCCATTTCATCCCCAGCATAGATACATTGTTACACTCATTTAAGAATAATGATATTAAAATATCACCAATGTATCTATGGTGGAGATGTCGGCTTCGAAGCCGAGTCCAAACCGTATTCAGTGAACTTCAACGTCACGTAGTTATTTATACAAAATGGTGGCTAACCTATGGCCACCGCGTGTTTAAGAAACAACCTTTTTTATCAGAAAGTTAGATTTAGAGATAGCTTTGCATTTGTGCTTTCTAGACCATCATCAAATGTGCGAACCAGACTTGGTGTTAGTGTAACTTTTGATGCAACGGTTACTGGCACACCAACTTCCAAATATCCGCCTGTGCGTGACCAATCATTGCTAATATTCCAAGTATAACCAACTTCACCAAATACTGAAATCTGGTCATTTAGTGTGTAGGTAACACCAACAGATGGGTCAAAAGAAAAATCGCCATTTGAAAGGTTGTTATTTGCAGTGGTGTATTCCAACCCAACTGTACCATACGCAACGGTCTGATCGGCAACCGCCATTGCAAGATTGTATTCGCCACGAAGACCAATGGTGTCAGCATCAAGATTATAGTTAAGTGCAGCACGAACTTCTGCATCAGCAGAACCCAATGAATGTGCAAGCCCAGTAACACCGACTTCAAAATCTGTTAGTGCATTTTGATTAGCGTCAACAGTAAAATCCATCATTCCAGAGTTTACAGTAAGGCCAAAGGTGGCATTATCAAAATCATTCGCCATTGCTGATGTGGCCGTACCAAACATAAGTGCGATTGTTGCAATTGTAGTTTTCATTTTATTTCCTTAAATTATATAAGTACCCCATAATTGAGATACGATGGTTAGTAAAATTATTAGTGATTTGGCAGAACTACATTTCAAGCTTCAAAGAAGTTTTACTTAGTTTGTTCATTTCTTCACGAGATGGCATAACCTCGTCCCAAACAGAATCAACTTTAGTTGGAGGCGTGATGTTTTCTTTTTTAGATGCATCTTTTTTTGTCATGTTATAGTCCTTTCTAAGGGTTAACTATAACTATAAACGAAATGGATGTCAATACTTAATTTTCATCTTAGACAACTGCAATTCTTTCATTTTTTCGTGCGACAATAGGGTTTCATCCCATACAGTTTTGGCATCTTTGCCAGTATTGACTTTTGTGGTGTCTTGTACTTTAGCCTCAAACAACATTTTAAGTTCGCTTGGTCCCTTTTTGTATGCCTCATAAAAGCTACTTGCGCCATTGCCTGTATAAACACCAACCACAAATGGTTTATTTTTTTTATCCAGTATTGTATGGTACACTTCGGTCAGCCTAATTCTACTAAATGGGGGCAACATTATTTCTTTTTCTTTCGACACTGATGAGTAGTTCAATATCGGAATACACTTAGTACCTTTAGGCAAATAGATTTTCATTCGCGTAGAATTTGGTTTGTTTCCCATTGCGATATTTGAACTTAATGAGGTGGATAGCCATGCGGGGTCTACGAATACATCACCTGGTTCGAAATTTTTTTGGCCTGGGACTTCACAATTTCGATACACCCACATATCTTCTTCCATCTCTACTGCGTATTCATTATAAAAAGCAAACATGGCATCTGATCGGAAGTCCAATATGAAATTTCCATCTTTCATAGTAGCCATAGAATTTCTAAGATTTGGATTTATTGACATGAATCCAGAAGCAGTGTAACTTTGGAAACCTCTTATGGCTTTTTCTTGTTTGGCTTCTTCTACAGTCAATTTAGATGTGTCTATACTGTTCAAAACACCTTTAAAAATATCATCAAATTTTTTGTAGCCTTCGTTATTTCTTACTACAGCTATTTTTTCAAAAATGTCTTCGTTAAAATTCACAAATCCCATTGTCCCATCATCCCATTTGGTATCATTATCAGATTTGAAAGCTTCGTTTGTTGTGCTAATAGCAAATGGCATTTCTAGAACTTTTGCAGACATTATTTCTCTTTTAAATGATACATTGGCTGCGGCATCTATTTTCTTCAATGCTACTAACTCTTTATAAGCCAATTTCGCATCATCTACAGACATATCGATGACATCGTTCAATACTTTTTCCCACATTGGTTTATTCTTAACGCCAACTTTCATTAACCCATTATTATTAGCCAACCCCATTTCAACCATAATTAATCTCATGGAATTAGAAGTGTCATAATTATAAACTTTTTTAAATACTTCTCTAAGACTTTTCACAACATAGGAATTGTCCATCTTTTTTTCTGTCTTGACCATGTTATCTAATGAAGATTTTAAAGACCAGCTCATTCTATTTTTTATTAGGCCAGCAATTGGTATGTTATTAGCATCAATTTGGTCATTTGGCGAATAATTTAAGTTAAACTTACCAAGCGGAACTTCTTCAACTTTATCACCAACAACTTCTTTATTTCCTAACAAATCAACAACATTGCTGCCGCCTTTGCTCTGAACAGCTTTATTAGAAATGTCATCTATAAGTTTTATATCCGAACTGTCAATCTCATTTCCCAAATCTAATTTTTTGAATGCAAACAACTTGCTTGGTTTTGTACTCACAGTCTCTTTTTGTCTTTTATACGGGACAGCAATTGTTTCCAAATTTTCACTTGACACGATATCTTGTATGTCCATTCCGGTCGGATCAAATTCGAAGTGTTTTGTGAATACAACAGTTTTGAATATTGTTTCTGGTTTGACGCTTTTCTTGGTGACAAAGATGTAATTTCTTGCACCATCTGAAATCTTTTTGACTGGAACTACCCTAAATGTTTGGATGTATGTTTTTTTGATTATTTTTGTTAGAAGACTTTGGTATCTTTCTGACCCTGCTTTACTTGGTATGTCAATAATAATACCATCCATTCTATTTTTTATAAATGGATACGAAGCCTCCATGAATTTTAGAAATGTTGCCAATACTGGTCGGATGTCTGCAGGAGTTTTAAATGACCATGTTCTTTTCTTGACATTCACAATACGATAAAGTTCTATCATGTAAACTTTGTCATATGTTGTCTCTACCAATGACATGCCGTAATCGGACCCATTGATAGAAGCAGAAGCATAAATTTGTTTTGGTAGCATAGTATCTTCGGTCATCTGAAACTCAACAGCGGTGTTAAGTGACTCAAAGAATAATTCTTGGTCTTTGAAATTGATAAAAGACTTCATGTAACTGCGCTCCATATTTTGTTATTAAAGCTATTTATAAGATGAATTATCTAAGTTTAAATTCATCTCTTGTTACACCAAATACGTATTGATCTACCATGTCACCATTTTTGTCCAAAAACGATTCTGACAAAACGCCTTCCTGCTTCCAACCTATTTTGTTTATCATGCGGACAAACTTTTTGTGTGGACTAATTCCGTAAATTTTTCGCAGCGTTTTCATATTTTCAAACATATAATCGGTTAGATATATCGCAGATGTTAAAGCCTGTTTTGCATTTTTGGTGTCTGAAAACACATTAAGTTTTGCAAGCCAAGGCGTCTCTGGCATCATGTAAAAAACCATATCATCTTTTTCAAGCGGAAATGCGATGTTGTTATCCATATCCCTTAACATATCTATAAATATTTCATCTTTTGTCTTGTGTGGGCATTGCATAATCCATGGATCTATTTTTGCGTGAATAATTTCATATATATGATTGTTATATTTCATCCAGAAAATAGCTCTTCTAAACTCATGACAGTGCCGATAGGGTATTGATATCTTGTATTGACAATGCCGACGCCCAATTTACCTGAATATGTTACTGTGTAACCTTGAATAATTTCTGCCAGCTCGCGCACTATAATTGTTTCGCATTGTTGTACATTTTGATACCCCATCAAAATGTTATTGCCATCAATCGAACCAATTAAAGAACCTATCACCACTCCAGCAACCGCACCACCATCGTCATTGGTCGCCAATTTACCTAAAACGCCACCTATGATGGCACCAGCAAGAATGTCACCATTACTAGAACGGTTATTTTGGTACACCGGAATACTTACGTCATAACATCTTGTTTCTGGAACTTCGAGATGCCCTATCGTGTAATTGGGCGCTACTTCCATTATACGAACAAAAGTAAATGCATCAAATGCATTTACTTTTGTTGCAAAAATACATAAAGTAGCGATTGTTGATATTTTTTTAAACATTGTAATTTTCCATTCTTAGTATTTCACCTCGCAGTTATTTTTTACTACAAATCCTATGCGATGTGGTTTCAAAAATCCATCAGCATCATCATAACTTTCGATATAAGAATACCCTAATTTTTCATAATTAGCAATCAAATAATGCTGATCTGACCAAATAGGAATTAGCACATCATAATCTGGGTCTGGCGTTTTTCTTAAATGCACTTCGATAATTTTTTGATCTATGAACTCTACATTTACATCATCGACGTCAGTATGCAATTGATTAAAAATTTCACCTAACGCAAACTTTTGATTTTCACATCTAGACCATTTATTGAATCTTGGCAAATTATTTTCATTTCTATCTGCTTCCCAACAAGACACATCGCACCAAACACCATCTATCCATTTAAAGCACACCGAATATTGTGTTCCCGAAAACCATTCTGACCAAAAATATCCAGGCGGAACTTTCGATGAGTCTCCAACATCGATATAGATTTTTTTAGCGCCTAACCCCATACCGGAAAGGTTCATTATCGGCCTTACGACATACCAACCACTGCTATGTGGCGCTATACCCGAAGGCCCGCACTGATAACCTAACGATTCAGAAAGCCATAGCTTACTGAACCATTTTCTATGCGATTTAAATTTTGTGTAAGCTTCTGAATCATTCATCCTTTATTTATATCAAACACCTAACTTGTCTCCAAAATTACTTTTTAGCATCGCCTAGTAGGTAAATTGCTGCTATTGCAAAAAACCCCAAAAAGAAACCGCCGACAGCCCATGCGGCACCACTCCGATTTCGATTTTCCGCCATCTTATGTGAAACCATGGCAAGAATACCACTAATTACCAATACAAATACTACTTCCATTTTACTATACCTTTTCATCTGTTTTGTTGATCGTTACATTTACTTCCAACGGTTTAACTGTTGGGAGCTCAATAAAAATTTCTACCGTTGCCCATAGAAACCAAATGGGTGTCAATAGCACAAATAACACTAAAGCAATACCCCAATTTCGTTTGAATGTTTGTATTCCACCTTTAATAAGAATGTAAAATAGCAACAGTATAACACCAAGTCCAATAATTACGTCCATTCTTTACTCCATTATGTTTTATGGCATTATGCCAATATCAATTCCAGTCTGTTTTAATCATTAGTGCTGAATTCCATTTGTCGTAAACGAAATCAGATGGTGCCGCCTTTTCTATGAATTCACGACCTTGTGCATATCCGATAAACTCTATTTCTGTATTATTTGGCAAGGTATCTAAAATTTTGCGCAGTTCATCTACAGTCATTTTGTGTTGCCTTTACATATATCAAAAGTTGGGGTGATCTTCAAAAAGAAACTCATAAAATGCGACTGGACCCTGCTTGTTTTTGTGATATTCGGCAATTACAAACTTTCCGTAAAATACCGCACCAGCATCAAGATTTAACCAATTGTTTGTCATAATTGGGCCATTCTTTTTTGGTGTATGTCCATGCGTAAGATATAACCCTTGATTTTGGTTATTGTATGGTTCGCTATCATGCATACGATACCATACACAGGAATATTCTACCTGATTTTCTGGCGAAAGAGAATCATCATAATACGCATGGGCAAATACGTTATTATCTTCAATGTGGTACAGTTTAAGAAAATGCATCCATTCAATAACATCACGTGGAATACTACTTAGTACTGTTTGATACGTTTGAGTATCATTTTGACTATAACCAGCAATATCGAGTGCCGCTTTTCGATTGTAGAAACTCGTTCCTTTTTTATAAGATTCAAGAAACATACTTTCATGGTTTCCAAGCAGACATACAAACTCCCAATTTTCTGGGGGGTTCATTACAGTTTGAAGTGGCCCTGATAATTATCAGGGCCACGATCAATATAATCGCCCAAAAATATAATTTTCCCACCTTCTGGGTTGCAATCATACACAGTCTGTAATGCTGTTTTCAACACACTATTACATCCATGAATGTCTGGAAAACAATAATACCGTTCATTCATAATATTTGTCCGTTAGTTTAAGGTTGAAATCGCATCAAAAAGGCCATTGATAAATTTGCCAGTCGCCTTTGCTTCTTTATACAATGCTGCGCGCATACCGTATTTTGGCAGTTGACTGAATGGCACACGCACATCAACGTGCATTCCATCAAGGATGCCGTGCACATATGAAATGTCCCATAAAGGAAACCCTGGGTCTGAAAGCATACGAAAACGGGTAATGCGCAAGCCTTTGGCAGTCCAATCAACCTCATCAACGCCTCCATCCTGAGCGTGGCGAGTGTTATGGTATTGCATACCGTTCACAAGACCGTTTTGCTCACCTACAGAAGGACGATTCATTGTTTCAAAAGACATGGTGTTTCCTTTTCATTTCTCTATACAATCAATGTATTACAAAAAAGATATGATGTCAACACAATTTTTTATCATTAAAAATATTTATCAAGCGTATTTATCTGGCCATCTGACCCATATTCTTTGCAGTAAATGTTTATTATTTGTTCTTTTGTGAACCAAGCGACATTACCAGAAACAGAACTTAATGAATAAGTGTTCCAATCAATTTTCTGTAGATTGATGATAACGTCTTCGCTAACTACATTTATATAATACCCTCTATTGTTTTTGAGTACATCATTTACCTTTATTATGTTTTTTGGTGCCGCCCCAAATATGAAATATCTTGGTAAATTTTTAATAGTCACAAAAGTAAAGTCATTCGTGAAAATTTTACCCTTAACACTTTCCCTAAGATTAATTCCTATATCATATTTAGACCATATCTGAAAGCAACATGGCACATGATAAGGCTCGCTATCAAGAACAAAAGAATTCATGGGCAATGTATAATCTAAGATCAATTTCCACCCAACAGGAAAAGATTTCTGCATCGTTTCTTTTCTAAATACAAGTGGCAATACGAATGCTATAATTTTAGCATTGTTTATTGCGTGGCCTATGAAAGCTTTAGTTAGATCATTTCTGTTACCAAAAGGAGGATTTCCTATTACCACACAATCTTTAGGAACTTGCTGTTCAAACCAGCTACCTTTAATAATATTGTTTGATTCTGGAGATATGTCATAACCCACTTTTGAATGAGTTATAATATTAAAAAATGAACCGTTCCCAGCAGATGGCTCGATAAAAAAATCACAATCATTGGTAAGATTTTTAACCATTTCATAACATTTTTTTGCTACATCTGGATGGGTGTAAAACTTATCTTCAATACTTTTATTCTTTATCTTATTTTTAGGCATTTATACCGCTGTCAACTTATCAAGATCATGAATAATAATGCTATGTGCTTTAATACCGTTAGTTGAAATTCGTGAAACAGGATAGGCATCGTGGCATTTGACAGCAAACTTTAGAATCTTATTGCTAGGCAGTTTAGTAATAAACCCTACTGTATCTGCATAAACCTGACGACACTCTGCTACTTGGTTAGATGCAGAAACAGAAAAAGACCATTTTTCGCCTTCAACATCTACAACATTTCTACGGGATTCTTTTATCCAACCATGTTTCTGTGACAATTCTTTACAAATTAATTTGCTGATATTGTTATTTTGCATCTTGCTATTTCCTGTTCATTATTTAATGTTTATGTCAACACAATTTTTTATTATTATTCGCCTGTATAGGATTTGAGCATCCATTGCATTTTTTCGTGGAACTGAATTTGCGTTTCAAGAGTCGAAGTTAATCCTCTTTCCCCCAGTTCATCCGCAATATTTACCACTTCATTAAGCTCTTGTGTCAATAACATATTATCAGAAGCTAATCGAATTAGCATGAATTTTGGGCTTGGCACTGCAATTTCATCAGAAATAAGTGAAAGTTCTGAAAATCTTTTTAGCGAGCCTGGCGCATATGAGTCTAAAGCCCTGATGTGCTCTGCATATATATCTACTGAGTTATGTAAGTTGATATAGAATTCGGAAAAGAATCTGTGATACTCACTAAAATTTTGTCCTGTAACGTTCCAATGATAATTATGCGTTTTTAGATACAATGAAAAAGTAGTTGCTAATACGACTTTTAGGCGCTCTACTAAAATTGATTTATCCATACTTTTCTCCTAAATGTAAATTGGTATGCTACTATTTATCAGTGCTTGTGTAGCTAACCCGATACATACCTTCTGGTTTTTTTAGTGCTTCTTGTAATTCATAAAACATCTGATGTGACATGGAAATAAATTCGTAACTATTCAATGTCTCACACCACTGTTTAAGCCAAACACCATCATCATCTATTAACAATTCAACATCATCATGTTCTGCTGTTTCATCCATCAGAACTGTTACTGTCTCATCAAATTTAATTTCGTTTGTGAACATTCAAATCTCTCCTAAATTTTAAGCTTGATACCAAACCCATGAAAATTGGCCGCGCCTATACCCACCGTTTACACAAAAGGCATTATCTCTTATCATGCCGCGCGGCAACATGATCGTAGTTTGAAAACAATACGGGTTCATTCCCATTCACTTAATGGCTTAGTCAAACACTATCCACCAAACTATCATCCCCAACTATTGGGATGAGAACTCTAACTTTTGTTTTTCCCAAAATAAATTTTGACTGTCATAAATGGTGGTTTGTGAGGCAAACCACCATTGAATTGCTTTGGATTTACATGCAGATAAGTGTATCTGCATGTAAATCACTATATCACTTTTCTAATTTAGACCAATTAACAAGAGTTTCTTTTGACACTTCGGGGGTAGATTTATCCCGATATTTGTTTACCATTGCTACAACGCGAGGAATGACAAATTGAAAAAAATCATATTCGCTATCTTGCTTTCTTTTATGTTCTACTGTGGTGTATAGTACACCTGCAATATATGCACGGGCAAGATAAGTTGCTCTGTTTTCTTGGCGAACATCTTTTCGACGATGCCTGTTTAACGAGTAGTATTTACTATACATAGGATCTTCATATTGGTTATATTCAATATTAGAACCAGCCGCATTATGCTGCTCTATGTTCCAACGAAACTGTTTTAACAATTTTCTTTCTTCAAAGCGAATTAGCTGCGCTTCTACTGAAAGGTGCTTTGATTTAATTTTTAGTTCTATAGACATTTTTAGTCTCCTATTTGATTGAATTTGATTTACTTTACTTTTTAGCCAAATAGGTTACGGCGGCGATCTAATCTACAACATTTGCATCTCCTTTTGGTTGTCAAATTGCTATGTATAATGTATTTATCAGTTTCCCTACTGACTTCAGCCATCAACAAACTCGGTAGTTTTACTAATGATGGTAGATCTCGTCAGCAAATACATTATATGGTGACTCTAGCAGGAATCGAACCTGCATATCTGGATTTTAGAAGTCCGCGCATTAACCCTTATACTATAGAGTCGTTATTTTAACTAATAGGTGGTATCAAAACACCTATGCTGAAAGTTTTATGCTTTTATTTATGATATGTACTAAATCTTTACTCGTAACTATGATACATTTCGCTTCTATTTCTTTGATACGTTTTTTGGGAATATCATAATGGGGCTTAGACCCTGAATGGAACCAATGTCTTGCTATATCCAAATCACTGGCCATAATATGTAGGTTGTCTATTGAATATGGGATACATATTAAATGTCTTTTGCCATCAGTAATATATTTCATTCATAGTATCCCTACCTTATTTTTATATTGGTAGGTTTGAGAGGAATCGAACCCCCAAAGTAAAATGCGCTGTCTCACCTTCGTAACTTAGTCACCAGACTTGAAACAAAAATTTGCTTTCTAGAAAAGCAAATTTTCTATCCGTTACGTCATACCTATATTTATTATAGCACACTTGCTATATTTGGTGCCCCCTCCCGGAATCGAACCGAGACTCCATAGGAACCGAATTTTAAGTCCGGTGCGTCTACCTGTTCCGCCAAGGGGGCATATTACTAATTATTTATGGTGGCTACTAGCGTTTTCGCTTGAAGCACCTATCTTCGTAAAAATCTTTCATATGGCGTTTCATCCATAAGTTAACTTTCGGAGGAGTAATTCCAATGATTTTTGAAACTTCTGAACCCCAGCCAAATTTGCTAAAATCTATATCGCTGTTTTCTACAGCAAGTATAACTGAACGGTATTTAATGTCCGTTTTCATTCTATGCTTCACACCAGGCAAAAGCGGTTTTTTTGCTTCCTTAGCAATTACTCTTTTCCTTTGCGTTTCAAAATACTCAGAATAATCTGGTTGTTCGCCAAGTTCTATAAGTTTTAGTACGTTGTCAGGATAGAAACATTGTGAATAGTGTATTTCCAATATTTTCCAACCTGCGCCTTCTATTTTATTGTGCCTCTCTTGATAATAATCACGCAGTGACCAATCGGAATTGTAATGCTGATTTCCGTTTATTTCAATACCAAGTTTAATGTCAGGAAAGGCGATGTCTATGGAATAACTCATATCATCTAACGGAATCCACTCCTCAACAAATGATATGTTATTTGCTCTTAAAGCTTCCTTAATTTTTTCGCATGGCACTGAAACAAATTTGTCTCTTTGACGCCAAGGATGTTTTTGTCAGGGTTTTCTTTTAGGAACTTCTTTCGCGATTCTGATATTTTTTGCTTGGTTTCAGGTGAAACAATTTTCGCACACTTTATTGAACAGTATCTGCTTCTTCTTTCAGAAAATTCTGTATGGCATCTTAAACAATTTTTTGTTTTCATTCGAACCTCTGTTTGTATTATTTATATAAACGGGGGTTCGAATGAAACGTGTATTTTAATTTTGGCGCACCCGGAGGGACTCGAACCCCCATCGATCCAATTACGGTACTACCGCTTAGAAGGCGGTTCCGATACGGGTGCAGCAGAATTAAAAAAGTCCATTGCTCTATCCAACTGAGCTAAGGTGCCATCAAAATTAGTCAACTTAGACATTGTTCCTGATACATATGTATCAAAATATTA